AGTCATTCCAATGGATGCATACCCAGCTTCTAACCACTGGTTGCTCCAAAACGCCGCCACTGGGGGAGTGACGGACCAAATGTTGTCATCTCCATACGTACCAAGCCGCACATTTTCATTAAATTGTTTCAAAGTTCGAAACTCAGCGGGAGCAGTCGTCATCCAAATGTAACGGAACGCAATCAACAAGTACATTGATCCAAAATCCGAAGTGCCGAAAATTCCAGATGGCAAAGAATGGGTGCACTGGTACACAGTTCCACGGTAATGGCGGGTACAGTAAACCAACCTCTGCCACAGCATCTTCCTCACTTCGGAGTGCTCATCATCGTACAATTGGTTCATAATCCAACAAATCTCCCATAAGATCTTGTCAGACAGGGTTCCATCCAAGTTAGCAAAGTCGCCATCTCCACAGTAATCGGTTCCGACTGATGTTAAATGTTGGTAAAATTGTTCCCAATCATCGCCCCACACGTTCAATCCCACACAAATTCCGTTTTTGATTCTGTTACGCCGTGTGTGAACCAACGCATCCATGAAATACTGTCGGAACACCACATTCAAATCCATTGGGAGTACTGTGAAAACGCGAGTTTTTCCAGCTTCCACTTTTTCAATCGGTCGTCGTTCATCTTTCAAACAGTCAAGTGCAAGAGTGTCCACATCTTCTCCTCGTTTCAGCTTCTCCACCATCTCGTGACAGGCCTCCTCTAATTCGTGAAATCCGGGAGCTTCTGGGTCGAATCCATTTGTACCAAGATAGTACGATTTGCCTTTCATTCCATGGCGGTCCCATCCATAACCTGTGCTCGTCGCACTAGAAATGGGGTTGCGAAGATCATCACCAGGGACTCCTCTACATGCTTCCTCCACAGAAATCACCCTTAGAGGTTCTTCAAGGCCTTCACTGAGTTTCAGGAAGACATCCATTGCACACTGGTGGAGGATATCTGAATCCATGGTTGGTAAATTAGCTCCCGCCTTCTGGACTCCAATCGTCATGGGGTCTTTAGTAACGCCATCTTTCACAAATGGTTTCAAGTGGGCAGGTTTAGTTAACACGGGTCCAAGCATTCCATACAACGAACTCTTAACAATTGTAGTCTTTGCCAACTCGTAGGGTCCATCATCAATTGAGGCAACAGGGAGAAAGGCTCCGGGAATCAGTTTTTGAGTGTATGGTTTGGTGTTGAACGTCTGGTTTAATTGGGCACTCACTGGAAAAGTAGAAATCGCATCCAAAATAGTTTCAGCACATAGTGCCAAACCCCAGTTGGTTCCACCCGCTTGTCCTGCA